GCATGATAATCCTGCTCCAGATATTGATTAGGCAAGTGTTCCTGCCAAAATGCATATTTGATTTCTGAGATACTCCTGGGATCTTGTTCGGCCTGATATATACGGCGCTCTGCAGGTTCGCCGCCCAGCTCCTTCCAATGGATTCTTTTCTCTGAAAGACAAATTTCTTCCACAGGTCTAATCATGCATACAACAAGAGCATCAAGACCACATGCAACATGCATTTGAGCAGGGCAATGTATCACTACGTTTTGGTGGTGTGTGAATTCCAGAAATTTTTCTGTGTCGTGAATATCATAGTCTGTTTCATCCACAAGCCTATGCCCAGTGTCATGTGAAATCATTTGTGAGCAGATGGTGGTCCCACTTCTTTGGGGGCCTGTTACCAAAATAACAGGATGTTTTTTTAGATGTTCAAACATCTGTTTTGAGTTTTTTCTTCATGAACTCAGTAAACTTGCGTACATGTGCACTCACAAACTGGGCAATCTCAGGATTCTCTTCACATAAAATCTGAAGTTCGAATATGTCATTTGAAAGATCATTTAGTTGAGTGTCTTGCATTACAACATCACTGAATATTCTTTCCATAACTTCTTCAGAAAAACTAAAACTGATCCCTAAATCTTCCATGTTGAAATTTATTTCATCCAAATGATAGTCTGTATTCTTGAGGTCTTTTTTGGATTTAAACTCAACCACATTGTCTTTTTTCATTTGATGTATCCTTCCCAACTTGGGTGTTTGATGGTGAATGGCAATTGTTTGCGATTTTTGACCAGCTCATAGTATGTGGGTTGATAAGGCTCACGCAGTGGATTCCACAGTTTACTGCCTTTACGACTATTACAAGGACCGCAACTAGCCACTATGTTTTCCCAATTGGTCTTGCCGCCCTTGCTGAGCGGGATCACATGGTCAAAAGTAACATTAGTCCTGCTTACTTCTGTATCGCAGTATTGGCAAGTAAAAAGGTCTCTGAGCAGCAGATTAAATTTGTTGAATCTGGGATTGGCTCTGCGCTGGATATAGTCTTTTACCATCATCACAGCAGGTACTCGAGTCTCCCAAGTTGTACTGCTTACAACCCAGTCATCATACCACTCTAATACAGTGACACGATCCAGCACCATGTACTTGATGGCTTCTTGCCAGCTAACTGCACTAAGTGGTAGTAAACTTACAGGCATACCGTCTTTGTTTAAAATTAGTGTATCCATTATATTAACTCGGTCAACTTAATCATAGCCAAATCATCTGCGCTACGAAATCTTAATTCTTTCCCATGTCGGAAAATATAGTCTTCCCATTCAAACAAACCTATGTCTCTGAGCTTTTTTCTTAGATATAAAACTTGTGTACGACTTAGCTCAATCACTAATTTATTGTCTGCCCACATGTGCCAGCATTCATTGAAATACTCAGTCCGTTCGTTCACGCTGAAGTGTTTGATATGCTTGTATTGCTCCAGCATATCGGTCAAGTATTTGTCTGTTTTAATCACTTTCTTTAGTTTCATAAGTAATCTGTGTATGTGTTAAGGTCACCGCCATTAAGCTGGAACCAGGCAGCATCATCCTGATTGTAGAATGTCACATGTTGCTTACCTATATAATAAGGCCATAACATGTTTTTGTCAAGTCCTAATATGGCTTTGTGGCTGATTCTTTCTGAAGTTTCGTAACTGTAACTGGCAAACTGTTTGCTCATTACACGATCGCCTATGTATGTTAAACGCAATCCTTTGCAGTATTTGCTGGTATGGCGATAGTTTTTAAAAAGCAATCTGAGTAGCTGTAAGTCTGTGGGCCGGTCACCTTCTATGTATGAAGTTTTAATTAGGTCGTCTCGCAACGACCCGAGTATATGTTGGTGCAAATTACCGTTCATCTTCCTCAACAACTTCGCCAGCAGTGAGTTTGACCACTGTAAAGTCAGTTGTTTTGAAAATTTTGTTTAATCTATCACGTAAATTAAAAGCATGACCAGGGTTTGAAAAACTTACCTTTTTGTACTTTGGTCCAGGATAGTTAACCAAAGTGTTTAAGGATCTGAGATTGATAGGAGCATTCTGATAAAACACGCTATAGATAGCTTCGGCACTTAAAACTTGTTCGCTCTTATAAGTGCTCTTGTTTATCGCTTCAATCAAAACTGTGGGTTTAGGTCTGCTCATAGTATGTCTCCAATACTATTTATCCAAATCTAAAAACTACCACCGTCTACCCTGACATCAGATATAATTTTAGATCTGTCTGTACGTGTTTCCTCCACAGTTAAACAGTCTAATAACAAATCAATATTTACAGTGCAATCTGTACGGCCCTGCTTTTTAAGGTTTTGCAAGTGCAAGATTAACTTTTGTTTTTTTGACTTTGACATTGTTTGTTCAGTGTCTTAACACGATGTTTAACTTCTACTGCTGTTTTAAATGGCCCTTCATAACCATATTTTTCCAGTGTAATCAGTTTGGGAGCATTTGCATATTTCCAACCTTTGTCAAAATTGATACAATAAAAACCAGCGGCATAATAAACCTTGCTATTTTGTATTTTTGTAAACAATGGAAGATTTGGATTATAATCTGGGTCATCATTCTCCACTGCATATGGCTCAGGATAATCCACAGCATATCCCATTACATAATATGTATCTTGTACATTTGTGGGAGATGTTATTTGTTCATTAAACAGATCTGCATTACCGAAATAATGCTGTACTTCTGTTTCATCATGAAACTCTACAGCATCTTTGCCATTAATGTATGTGTAGGTGCGCTGCTCATCCATGTTTAAGATGCCCAGCTTGTTTCCTTGTTGGTGTACCAACCAAGCCACATCTGATATCTGCTGTAGCATTGTTTTTTCAAAATCTGTCTCAGTCATTGTGTCTCCTTGTGTTTGTATGATGTTACTAGTTCTCGTTCTCTGGGTATCCAAGGGGGGAGTACACCAGTATTAGCCATAGGTCTGCGATACAATAATTCGCCGTTACGCTCAAATATCCAGGCAAACTTTGGCTCACCGTTTTCCAGTATCCACTGTGCTTTATCAGCGTCTGTCCAAGTGCTCACTTGAATGCCAGTACAAACAGTATAGCTAATAATAGAACGTTAGTGAATGCAATCTCCACAGCCAGGATGGTGTGATACCATACCCATCTGGCTTCGTATACTTTGTTGACTTCCGGATGTGATCCCTTTTCAACAATAACACGATCCAGCGGATTGTCTTCTACAGGACGTTCCATTTCCTTTACTGCTTTGTGTCTAAGGTTCTGAATCCAACTCATTTTAACTCCATGTTATATACGTATTTATCTCACTCCAGAATTCAGTATCTTTCCTATCTCAGTGGCTTGATCTGTCAATCTCTGTAAGTTGTGTCTGCTGGCAAACTTCATAAAGTGTATACCTACATTTTGTGCCTGTGGCTTGTCCACTGCACTTTGCACCACTTCACGACATGCCTGTTTGATATCCTCTGGTTGTGCTGTGAGATCTATTAATACACGGTTACGCTCAAAATCGTCACGTACACGATGTTCTACATCTTCATGATCTGTCCAACGCTGTAGCATAAAATTGTTATAATTAAAGCCACCAGTATTACGATCAGCAAATGCTTCCTGCATGCCCACCTTATTCTTACTGCCTTTCTTTCTGGCACCAGGATATGCACTAAAGATATTGTCCGATGTGTCGCCTCGCACACATTTTTCAAACAGTAGCCATTCAGGATCAGGCACTTTGTGCTGGTTGGTCTTTTTGTCAATCACAGGTTTACCATTTTTGTACACACCATCAATGCGAGTAGTTTCTTCAGTTACACCATTATACTGCTGTACATTATCAGTGATCAGCTGATAGAAATCTGAATCTGTGCTGATAATCACATGATTGTCATCTGGATGACTCTGTATCCAGGTTGCAATCATGTCATCTGCTTCTGCTTGGGGATGACGTATTACTGAACAGTTTGTCTTCTCATTCAGGAAGTCAACCATCTCCTGATATGCTTCAAAGAAGATTTCATCATCTTCCTGTTCTCTGGGTGTACGCTTTGCGGCAGTTACTTTGCGATTAGCCTTGTAGGGTGTATAGAAGTCTTTTCTCCAACTACGTCCTTCCAAACAGAATACCACATGATCGCCGTTAAAGTCGTTCCAGGCTTTCTTAACTGAATTGAACATGATATGCATAGCCATACCCACACGCATGTCGATGTCTTTACCACCGCCAACATGCTTTGCTCGCATGAACATGTTGAGACTGTCTACTAGAATATAATTTGCCATTATGAACCTATACTGTTAATTTTGTTAGCCACTAAGTATGTGAAATTACTACTGTACATTATACGTGATTTTGCTAAAATGTCAAGACTAATAGTTTGACGTAATCTTAAAATAGTATCCACAGCACTGCTCATTACAGGATCAAAATCCACACGCAATAAGTGACCTGAAGTCGTGCGGAAAAAGTATGCTTTTTTACCTTTGTCATGTCGTGTCTGCGGTGTCAATATGGCTAGCAATCGCAGGTTTTTGAATGTTTTTGATACCATACCAGTGTCTTTTAGATTGTCACACAGGTTACTTAATTTACAAATTTCTTGTTCAAATTCGTAAAATGGTACCAGCTTGCACACAGCACTCAGATGATCGGGAAACAGTTTGCGATGATCCATGTCGCTGATTGCAATGCCCACAGTGGCTAACCAATCGCTAATATATGCATCTTGCAGTTTAGCCATAGCAAGTTCCAAACGAAAATGCTCCACTGCACCCATCACATGGTCACGCAGTTCGTCGTAGTTGGGTATGTCTACGTCCTTTATACGTGTAAGATGCATGTTGATAGGATAGGAAGGCTCATTGTCCATTCCAAAAAGTGTCTCAGAGAAAAGTTCGAAGCGTGGATAATCTGATATATTGTTTACATTGCGATCCTTAATGAAATGCTCCATTGCAACAAGTGGATGGACACAAAACTCTGCATGAGTTTTTTCCTTGGCAATGAATACTTCTTCGTCTGATATACCTATTTTAGATATCGTTGAGAATATCGTCGAATGGTGATGATTTGAGGTCATTTTCTCTAGCCTTTTCTAAGTCTCTCTCTATATCTATTTTAAGATACTTTCGGTAATTTGTCAAGATATAATTTATCTCAGCAGAATCCATTTCAGAAATATGCTGATCTATGATAGGTTGTACACCAGACATGAGTTTGGCCAGTTTAGTCTTGCTTTTTGTGTCTAAGTCGCTCATTTATCTGGATTTAAAAAGTGATTACGAAACCATATGGGGAATATTATTTCAGTGAGATCATTTGCTTTAAGTTCTGGGAATTTTGAAAAAATAAAGTCATTACTTCTAACGTCTATCAAACGATAACCCAAGTTTAATAATGGTAATATAACCTGCTGTCTGGTTGCATAACCTTCTTCCCTATGGCGTTTTTGTATACCATGATTTTCCACAATCACTATGGGTGAGTTATTTTTCAGTGTTTCTGTAGCACCCAATATTACTTGTGTTTCCCAACCTTCCACGTCCATTTTAATCAGATCTACATCAGTCAATTCAAAACTATCCAGTGTTCTAACAGGATATCTGGGATAATCTTCCTGGGAATTGGGTTTTATGGTGCTTAGGCCTCTTTCTTGATCCTCAACAAGTAGTGATATATCCATCTCCTTGTTGCTTAGACCCACTTCATAAACTTGCACGTTGTTGTAAGCAGAAACATTCTCTATAAGACATGATCTTACGCCTGTGTCTATTTCAAAACAATGGACCTGTTCATAATGATTGGCCATAGTAACAGCAGTAAAACCATAATTTGCCCCTACATCAACTGCAACTCTTTTCTGACCGTTTTCAGGAAGGTACAGTTCAATTACATCACGTATTAATCCTGTTTGCCAATCATCATAAGTGGCTTCATTTGGGTGAACTTTGCAATAATCGTATATTCGATCATTTTCGTCCAGTAAAGTCCAACCATTAATTGTTCTCTTCAACATTTTCCCCTTGAAGACCGTAGTCTAAATCTGCGCCCTCTTGTAACAGCACAGTGCGGCACACACCGTTGAACCATTTGTTTACAACATCATCATCGCTGGTGCCTGTGATGCCTGCATTTTGTAACATGATCACAAACTGATCATTCCAGTCCAATTCAAAGTAACCTTGACGAATATCATCGCCTTCGATACCCATACTGATTACGTTCACATAAGGCTCTTTACGTATGTTTGCAATTTGTTTATCACGCTCGTTTTCTGTGATATCACCCGCTGCAAATTGTCGCTTCACATCAACTATTTGTTTTTCCACAGGATCGTTGCGCAGACGGATATCCTCTAATGCTTGCTCTAGCTCATACTCATCATCGATAGTGAGTACAGCAATTTTGCGATCACGTTGTTCCTCAGTGAGCTCACCACGTTCACATGCAAGATTTAGTTCTTCAACTGGATTTTTTCTTAAATCACGTACTAGTTTATTCCACCATCCCATATTATTTGCCTTTTGGTTTATTACATATTTTCGGCAGCATCACGGATTTCATTCAGTTGTGCTGTTTTATGTGCTTTGATTGTTTCCAGAGTTTCTTCCACAGTCTCAGGCTGGGGTATATTTTCCAGTTGTTTCCAACTGTCGCCTTCTGAGCCTATGAAGTGTATCCAGATAGTACCATCATCACACAAACAAAAAATATTGTATAGGGTTCCTGCCTCAGGCCTGGGTTCCACAAACATATCGATAATCTTTCTTCTCATAATTTTATTTTCCTATAGCGTTTCCATATATATGAACATGAGCTCTCGTAGTATAGTTATACCCTCGTTGTATGGCTTCATCAGCAATATCGGCCTCCGTTAATGTGAGCCCTTCAAATGTACCGCCCACACCCATAATCCACACAGGGAATTCACAGCCTGCTTCACGGAATAGTTTGGTGTTTTCTTCAACTTCACGCCAACTCTCCTCTGATCCGTTTACCACAAACTTTAATTGACCATGTTTGCTTGCTTGAGCATACTGACCAATCACATCAGGCTGAATAGCCTTCTTGGGTTTCTCACCAGCAGTGCTCCACAGTTTAGGCGAAATGCTCCAATACCATTCACCGCCCCAATCAAACTGGAAGTCCTCAATGTATTTTTCCATTTCTTCTGTGAGAGGTTTAGTACCATTTGTTTCAATGGTTACATTGTTAGGCATGTTGCCACGATTGTAAAACTCCTGCATGATGCGAATGATACCAGGCTGTGTGTTTTTCAGCATGGGCTCACCGCCTGTAAACACCATGTGTGTCCACTGCTTGCTCACAGGATGCTGAAACTTACCATGCGGTAGTAATGCTTCCAGTTCGTCCACCGCTTCTTGTACTGTGCGATCTGTGATTAGGTGCTTGTAACGCTTTGCCCAGGTGTAACTGCTATCACAGCCTTTATCAAACACAGGCAACTGCATTACGTCAGTGATGTCTGTGAGATCCAGTTTCTCATATGGTAGTTCATATGTGCTAGGATCAGTTGGGTCAGTTTGCCCAAAGCCATCGCATTGTAAGTTACAGAGGAAGAAACGCATCCACAGACTGGGTATGCCTGTGTATGCGCCTTCGCCTTGTGCACTGTAAAATGTCTCCGAATATTTAAGTGTTGTCATTATCTTCCCATTTTGTAATTGCATCAATTACTTGTTGCTTATCCCACAGGCACATATAACGATGTACCACAGTTAGTTCAGTAAAATCAAATAGTTTTTTTCTGACATCAGATGTTAACCCAAAGGGATCGGCACGTAAATCCAATAAACACCAATCACCATCCTGTGCATTGTTATTGATACAAAATTTACTGCCTCTTTCTGTACTTAAAAGTTTTTCAGTATTTTCAATATTTGTTGTTAGCAAATACTTAATGTCTGAGTTCACAAAGTTTTTCAGTGTTTTGGCTATATTTTTCAAACTCATATGAAATAAACAGTCCCTACATATCATTATATCAGCTTTGGGCAAAGGATCCTGAGAGATATCACACACTGAAAAATTATATTCAGGATATGTATTTTGGTTCACTGCTATAAGCTCGTCAACAATGTCGACACCATGATACGATATATCTAAGTCAAGCAGTAGTTCAGACATCCAGGTCATATCACCGCAACCAGCGTCTAGTACTGATTTTATTTGAAATTCGGCAAATAATTCTGGTAGTTGATCAGATAAGTTTTTTGCGTTTTCCTTCATTGACCCAAAACCACTTTTTGGATACTCTGGTTTATACACCCATTTGTTGTTTACATATATGTCAGTAAACACATCTTTCATTATTGGGCGCCTTCTTTCATTTGCAGTAAAAGAAGAGCTGCTTCCTGGTCGTCTATTTCACCATAAGATTTTTCAAAAGCATCAAGCATAATCTTGTGTACTAGACTGCACTCATAATCTGTGGTTCCAGATTTGATGTCTTCCAAACATTCTCTGATAATTTCTGATACGCCTTTGGTATACAAATTATTAATAAAATCGTCTTCAGGCAAAAATATAGCACCATAACTGAGTGCATTCAGAAACATCAGAGGAGATACCTGTGTGGTAGTAATATTCAGTTCACCAAAATTGTCAGTATCACAGTCAAACATGATATAATCAGAACTATCTAAATCATTTCTGGTAATATAGTCGTTCATTGCTTCGTTAACTTCTTCAACGCTGATGTTGAATCTCTTGGCAATACCTGTAAACTGTTTTCTGTTTGGCAATTCCAGTGCAATTTGATCAACTGGAACAGCCTGAGGTTCTATAACCGGTATTTGGTATGGTCCCCTGGTAACAATCATTTGGGAGCAAACTCTTGTTGCAGTTTGATGTTATCGAAAAATTCTTTCTTTGTTCCTGGGTCATTGAAGAAGCTGCCTTTTAGTACAGTTGTCTGTGTAAGTGAGCTGTGGGCACGTATACCTCTGTTTTCGCAACATCCATGTGTTGCCTGAATGTATACACCTACATCTTCTGAACCAGTTGCAGATTTAATTTCTCTGGCAATATCCATTGCTAATTCTTCTTGTAATGTACCACGTTGTGCACACCATTGTGCAATACGAGTGTACTTGCTTAAACCTATTAATGTATCGGCTGCAATAATACCGATATAAGCCACACCACTTACTGGTTGATGATGATGCGAACACATGCTTTTGAGTTCACTTCGTACAACCAACATTCCATCATATTTTTCATTTGTGATATGGTCTGGTTCATTAGGAAATGCTGTTGCGTTAGGCTTGGGATTGTAACGACCGCTCATA